TTGTTGAGATCTTCGGTCAGTGCTTTAATTTTACTGTCATATGACTTCTGAATGTCAGTAAGTGTATCATCAAACGACTTCTGAATGTCTCCCAGGGAAGATTCGAAACGATCACCTAACGACTTTTCAATGTCGGTGAATCTGGCGTCGAATGATTTCTGAATATCATTATCAATTGACTTTTGAATATCTTCATCAACTGACTTTTTCAACTCAGGCATCGATTTTTCAATCTCTTCCATACGAGCTTTGCAGGTATTGTATTCGTCAGTCATGCGTGCCTTTTTAATTTCTTCGTCTTCTGGCTCTTCTTTGGGTTCTTCTTTTTCTTTGTCAGTTCCTTCTTCTCCCGCCATTTCTTTGACAGTTTCAGATCCTGGTTGCTTTTCTGTTACGTCTTCTTTTTCTCTTATTGCCTTTTCGATCATATTATCAACCTCATCCTCGGTCAATCCAAGGTCGGTCAAAGATTTACGAAGGTCATCTATTTCATTCTGAGCTAATTTACCCATGTCAATTATTTTATTTGATTAATCAAAATTTGCTACTTTATAAGGCTATAAAATTATATAAACTTTTCCTATTAAAAAAATATTTCAGGAGAAATTCTTAATTTTATTCCTAATCAACATCATATCATCATCATCTAAACACTGTAAGTCTCTGAATCTCAATATAATATCAATGCTTTTCTTAATCATATCAGGCTCCAACACTTTCACCTTCTTATCTAACGATTCAGGGATTAGTGGGGCTGAACTCTCAGTTGTTATCGATTTCTCAACTTCATATACCTTGAAGTCTGCTTTATTCACCCTGAATAACTTACCATCCCTCTCAAACTCGAAGATATAGTCAACCACATCAGCTACCTCGTATTTCAAAGGAATAAAGTCCTTTTCTTGGATACCCTTTGTAATATCTGCAAATGTGCTGGAATTAACCGGAGAAAAAGTTACGGCAACATTGGTTATCAATGCTTTAAGTATCCTTTTAGGGTTCATTGGGTCCCTTAATAAGGATTTACCTTCTATCGAGAATCCTGCCTTACGTGATGATCCAGCTTCTTTTAGCTCCTTCATCTTTTGATAGACACTCTTAGCTATTTCACTATTCCCCCACAACCTTGCCTTAATATGGAACTCATTCCCCTTGACTTCAGCGGATATGGGTTCGCCTATAATGTATTTAGGATCCCTTTTAGCAAGGTGCTCATAGTTTATTGTGCCAGTCTTTAGGAATGTGTCTAACACATAACCTTGTGGCTCTAAAACCTCCCCCTCTACATCTTTAGAGTTATCAGAAGCAAGACCTTGGATGATCATCTCCGTTCTGCTCTCCCCAGTAGGAAGCTTAACTGACTTCTCAATAACTTCGGCTGGTATAAAAAAGTTAAAATCTTCCATAGCTTTTATTTCTTATTCTTACAATTGTCAAAATGAAATCTATTTAGGGGTGCAACAGATTTAGATTTATGTCCACAATACGGGCACTTATGAAACGGTTTATTAACCCACTTATCTTTTATAGACTGTTTCATTTCTTCAGAAATAACTTTTCCTTTATGGGCTTCAGATAGCTTCCTTCTTTGGTTATCAGTAACTACTCTTCTTCTATTAGCCTCAGATATTTTATTTTTAGTCTCATCAGAATGCTTACTCCCTATTCTTTTAAGTCTCTGTTTCTCTAAAGTTTCTGCTGATTGTTTATTGCCTTTTAGTTTATCGCTAATCTTCTTTCTGGTTTCCTCAGTTATAACTCTTCCCTTGAACGATTCCCTCATTTTAGCCTTTGTTTCTTCTGAAGCAAATCTACCCATTAAAGTTGAACTCCTTTTAGAATTAGATTCTTCAGTTTGTTTAGTCCCTAATCTGATTTTCGACATCCTTTCAAGTACCTCCTTAGAATAAATACCTGTTTTACCCTTATTCCAAGGAACTATTTGTCCAGAATCAATATTCTTTCTACGTGTAGAGTTTGCCGAATCCCTCACCTCCATCGTGCAATCTATCTTTCCTCCATCTAAAATATTATACCCCATCTTTATTGTCTCAAAATGAGCAATCCAGAAAATCTCAGCTTTGTCTAAATCTTCCTGGGTCTCACAAAAGCAAAGAAATCTTGTATCAAATGAATGTTTACCATATTTTTTAATAGCCTGAAGTAACAACTTCCCTGAACCCAAATATCCATCGTCCATATTAAACGTTGTATGTTGACCAATATACATCTTCCCATTAACTAGATTCTTTGTACAATATACTATACGAAATTTACCATCTGAGGCTTCTGTAAAATTAGTCAACCAATCATCAGTATTCACAATCGATTTACATGGGACAATGTTACCATATAATGAATATATACCTAAAGCTTCGCCTAAATCATCTGTTTTCATTATGGCTCCAATTCATTTAAAGTGATACAACTGTTAATTATAGTTGTACAAAATACCGGGAAATACATAATTTGTAAAAAATTACGTAGAACTGGGTGTTTATACTTACTCTGCAGTTCCTCAATGTCTTGATCATTAAAACCAATACCAATACGTTCTATCAACCATTTTTTAAACTCTTCATCAGATAATGACTTGGTAACTTCATCCAGATAAAATGCCGCAGACTTATAATTGTCTACGCTCGGGTTATCTGAACTCAGTATTAGTTCCCCTTTGCCTTTATTTTCTTTTCAATATCTACCCCCTGTTCATACTCCTCATCAGTGATGTCGTCTTGAAGATAGGATTTGTGGATGTCTGCTTTAGCTTCCTTCTCCATCTTTTTCAGTCGGGTGTAGTAATCAGGAATTTCCCACAAATGGTCACGTGTTATTTCACCTGCAACCCTGTCACTGTCCGTATGTTCTTTCTCAACTTTAAACCCCATACTGAACTCATCTTCAATATCACCAATGGGCACTTTGTGGTGCCAAGCAATCTCTTCGATCGTCCTACCATCAGCCCTTCCCTCATTCAGTATCTCCTCTACCGCCTTTATTACACTTTCACCATTGTTTCCCAGGATACCCTTTTCAATATCATCAACCTTAAACTTTTTACCCCAGTCATACTTCTCATTACGTTCACCATAATTCTTAACATTCCAATCAATATCAAAATACTTTTCTACTACTGTAGTTATCTCATCCAACTTTGTGTCACCTGCAACCTTAGTGATATACCCTTTGATTATATTCTTCAACTTCGAAAATATACTATTCCCCTTTTTTACCTTACCTGGATCAGCAGGTATGCTTTGTAGGAACTCTGCAAAAGGTTTGTTGGTAAATGCATAGGTCACTAATTCTTCGAGGTCACCTACTTTTTCACCTGTCTCAAAATTCTCAGACTTATATTCGTTCGCAGTATCAGCTATATATGAAATTATTTGTTTTACCTCATCGTTAGCCTTATCAAAATTACTTTGGATAGTCTTCCATATAGAGGCTAATTCAGTATGTAATTTAAAATTGCCCCCGCTTACTCCCTTTGAAATTATGCCGTGTATTGTCTCATGATTAATAGTTTCAACAAAACTTTCCCAATCATCTTCAAACATGGTAGACGTGAAAGGGTCTATGTTTATCTGCCCCATATGCCAAGTAGCACTCATGCCGTACGGCAATACGCCATTTTCAATATTAACTGATATCCCTACACTAGAAGCCAACTCGTACAATTCCTTATATTTTTGAACATATTCTTCTGGCATTACCTTAACAACAAATTCTGAAACATTAGGGTAATTCTTTGCAGAAACCTGGGGCAAAAACTTCTCTAATTTTTCTTTCAATGAACCTTTGAAATCTTGTTTGACTGCTTTTACTTTCTTCTCTTCATAAATATAAGTAAACCCACCCTTGCCATCCGGTTCTTTTCTAATATACTTGTGATTCATTGCTTTCACAATGTCATTAACCTTATCTAAGGGAATGGTTCCGTCCAGAATGGCTTTCTTAATTATAGTTACATTAGGCGAGTTCTCTTCTTCGACTAATCCAGACTTACTTCTAAATATAGTCAATCTACCTTTTATCATACTGCTTTCTTTTTACAATTATTGAGATGATAACGATTCATATTACTAACACTTGTTCCAATTAAACCACAATGAGGACATTCTATGACTTTCGGAATATAGTCAGGATTCTTCTTACAATTATCAAAATGCCATCTTCCCATTGCAGTATAAGAACCAGAAGTTCCACAATAAATACAAACTACTGGTTGCCTATTTTTAGCAGATCTTTTCATGTTTTCAATGGTTTCTTTTGACTTTTTCTTCCCAAATAAATGATTTAATACACCGATTTTCCCAAAATTCTGGTTTCTTTCCCCGCTCTGAGATTCAGACATTTTTTTCTTTGTCTCCAACGTATGTACCCTACCTAGGTTATATTTAGATAGCTTTATACGAGTACTTTCTAACACTATGTGCCCTTTAGCAGCTTCCGACATCCTTATTTTAGTTTTATCAGAGTGGGTTCTTCCAGTCATCAATATAGAGTGTCTCTCCTTCTGTTCTTTTGAACGTATCTTACCTCTGTTAGCTTTAGAAATCTTATCTTTAGTTTCTTTACTAAACTTGTACCCCAAGGTCGAACTACCTACCTTACATATATTATAACCCACGCCATCTTCTGCAGCATTTAGTTTACTGATCCAAAATGTCTCTCTTTCGCTAACTAATGCCTTCGTACTAAATTCAAGTATCTCCTTTTCAAAATTCTCTCTTCCATACTTTTTAACAGAATTTTGAAAATATGTACCGCTTCCAATATACCCGTCGTTCAAATTATTAGTAGAATGTTGACCAACATAAATCTTCCCATTAATAAGATTTGTTGTTTTATAGACAAATATATATTTATTTATCATCTATTTATATATTATCTCTATTGATTTCTGAATTAATAATTCCTGAGGGTAGTCATCTAACCCTAAAAGCGCTATAACATTATGTTGCATTGAAAAGATCATAGGGTAGTTCTTAATTTCATTCTTTGGTACCCATAGGTAATCACGTGTCTCAGCCTCATCCAGTAGAATCTCAAAATCTCGTGTGTCAACTCCTGATAACAAGTAATAACATATGTGAGCTTTGTCATTCTCATATACACCTACCTTATTCCAACTTATTGTCCCTAATTGGTCATTTGATTTGAGTTTCTCCACTGATATACCTGATTCTTCATATAACTCCCTTTCAGCTGCTGCTGTGTCATCTTCTCCTTCATCAACATGGCCACCGGGAATTACCCAGGCTCCCTTATGCTCATCTTCCCAGATGCTGCGTTTAAGTAGTAATAATTCGCCTTTGGTATTCAGTACCATTACATCGGCATACCTGGTCTGACCCTTATCAGTCTTACTACTTATTGTTTCATTATACACCTCCAGAGGCAATTTACCCTGCTTATAGAGGGATTTGATCAGATCTATAGCCTTGGCTTTGGCTTCCAGGTTAAGTACCTTAGAAACGCTCTCTAACGATTTTAAGAAGGTTATTTCTTTATTCAGCTTACGCTCTTTCAGTTTTATGTCTGCTAACGATTCTATATATCCACTCCCAGCCAATGGGTTGTTCTCCAGTTCAGGCTTACAACTGAAATCATCACAATTGACTGCCTTTATTATCAAATGATAATTATCAGCCAAAAGCTCTTTTTCAGCTTGAAGCTGTAATAAACTATCTTGGAGAGATTGTAGCCTACCCAGTTTATTCTTATTATTGCGGAAAAAGTTTATCAGTTTATACATTTTAAATATTCAATGCGAGTGTAGATACTCCTCTCAAAAATGATTTCAAAAATCTTCACACTATATCTTGATACATAAACGCTGCCCTGCCTAAAGCATTTATCCTGCCTTTTAGTACTAATCGGTTTGAATGACCTGCTGAGATCGCTATTTTACTTACCATAACCTATTTTAATTGAACGTAGTTCTCTATTATACCACCATAGTATAATTTCACGAATCTTATAATTATATCCCCAAAACGCTCATACTTGTGGTTTGACCATTTATCTAATGCCAATCTTTCTAAATCACCCTTCAGTCCTTCTATAGCTACTGCTCGAGCTTGGTCAATCACTTCCACATCAGCTTCATTGAACCGTAGGTGGCTGGCATGTGCCTTCCCATCTTCAATCCGAGCATTTATCTTAAACAACGATTTGTCATAATCATGGTCTGAAAAATTATGATTCATAACATCACGAGAAAATTCTCTTGTCCTCGCACCAATTCCTTCAAAAAATGCTTTCATTTTTGCACTCCTCACAAAGCCTGACCTGTCGATCTCTATTTCTGTGATACGGTCATAAACATGTTTCCTATACCGCTCATCCCTTACAGCCATCAATTCTATCTTAATCTTTTCCAAATCCTCTTTGAATAAACCCTGCGTAACACTATTCTCCGAAAACCCCTTTCTCATGTTATCCTTTATGTCATCCAAATCTTCTCGCCTCTTCATCCCAGCATATACCACAAATATCGTAGCAAAAGTAGCTAATCCAGCACTAATACCAGTCCAGTCTATACTCCCTATTGGCGTTTTTTCTATCTTATTTCCCTCAAGTTTTAACTCCCTATCGATATATTCATCAGCTGTCATTGCCCCTCTGGTTGTACTTGGCACATACTGCACTTTAGGTGCTGGTGCGTAACTCAAGTAAATAATGAACACTAGCCCCAAGGCCAATGTAAACATCAAAATATACGATGCTAATCTTCTCATTTTTTACCCTGGCGCTGTGAAATCGTGTTCAACAAAATACCAGTGGCAGTTGTTCCGGTTGAATATACCCGCCTCACTATAGCCATAAATTGTTTATCTACCGTTAATGGTATAACAATTTTTCCACCATTTAGCAGATCAACAGTCACGTTTCCAGCTACACTGTTACCATCAAGGAACAAAAATCCAGGTATGGGTAAATCAGCACTATCGTCTGGCACTACTTTGACTGCTGATGTTATAAACAGCAAGTTATAAATTGAATCTTTATTTACGTAATTGTTCATTGTGACAGTTTTTAGTAACTATAAAATTAAACCTTTTTATTGGAATATAAAAAATTAAATCAAAAATTCTTTATCACCTACCATCATCTTGATCTTGCTTGTTCGGATTACTTTACGCTCAATTTCTTTAAATACCCATTGTTTCAATTCATCATCCCAACGCTTTGCTGGGTCTGCGTGCCTTATATCACATCTACAATATGGGTGAGTTGGTCCAATCACAGCCTTCCAATCCGCTACCCTTAACCCGATATTTGTTCCATTTTTAATCAGTTCTGATAACTTGAACACAATTGGCTTACTTCCTAACCCATTAGTGAGATGAAGCCTAATGCAATGTCTGCATGCACCTTCATATGTTTGTTTCCAGACCTCTACATCTACACCATGTTTCTCGATTATCTCAGATGTTCTACCTTGATTATAGATGTCCTGCATCTCAGTTCTAACAATACGCTCCCAATCTCTACTCCACTCCTCTGTTCTGTGGCCTATATTTGAAACAACTGACTTTACACTTAATCTATCTTTTACTCCTGTACTTATTTCTTCTGATATTATCTGTTTCTTGTTATCTTCTAACAGTATATCTCTGGTCGCCCCCTCAATCCTATTAGCTAACCCTTTTAGGTGGTTGTATGTTTTGGCTCTGCTGTATTCATATTCTGCTTGTTCCCTGGGTGACAACGGTACAAATTGACCTCTTTCCAGATACTTTTGAAAATCTTCCTGAGTTAGTTGAGCTGCCTGTTGCTCCTTCAATAATGCTGTTAAACGCCCTAATAAGAACATCTGAGAGTACTCTGGGAATTGTAGCTTGATTGTGTCAATGTCCACCCCTTGACTCATTAGAAATAGCTTATCCTGCTCACTCATTGCCTCTGAACCCAATGTAGTAAACATCAACAAACTGTAATGCTTGTTGATTGTATCTACTATCTGTTGTATGTCGGAGGCTGTGTACATTACACTATTTCAATTTCAAATTCTTTGAGCTTTGATTCTTCCAATACCCTTATCAGCTTCTTTTCCCAGATGGTTGAACTTGTCACCATACCCACTTTTGTGTTTTTACCTACAAGTATGCAACCGTGGCTGTCCTTTGCTGTGTTACCTCTGTGTACCAATATTCCCTCAAAATGAGGGACATCTAACAATCTGGGCAATATACGCTTGAATTTTGGACTGTAGCTCAATTTCATCTTATACGTGCCATAAGGAATGGCTGTGTCTCCCCACATCTTACCTGATCCGTCTTCTTTTATTGTACGTACTGGATCTTCAAGTGTGTCACAAAAATATACTCCATCAAAATACCATTTACCTATTGTGTACTTTTCTCTTAATGCTATTCGTCGGATTGTTATCTTCATTTATTTGCCTGTTTTCTGGGTAACCATAACTTTGGTCACGTCTATCAAAATACTTTGTTTAAACTTATCAAAACGCTTTATAACATGATTCTCTATCGGCTCCTGTAGTTTAGGAAACCGATAGGGGTCTTGGTGTATGGGTTTAGGTTTATTCATTAGTAACCCAAAATTGATGCCTGCTTTACTGTCAGTTTGTACTGCTTCCCATCCACAATTGTATTCAGTAGGGTGTTTAGGTGCAATACCTCTATCATACCATCAACAATCTTCCGTGCAAATGAGTTATATTCCCACTTACTGTCTCCTAAATCTGTTGAATCTTTGTCTCTTTTGAATACCATCGGTAAACTCTGAATCTTATCCTCATACCCATCAATCATGTAGTAGTACTCATCTTCAAAGCTACAATCTGGGACTGAACCAATCTCTGTCATCAGTTCAGAAGCTTTGCGACTGTTTTCCCTTATCTCTTCCAACTCAAGCTTCAGTTGCTCTTCGAATCTTTGTTTTAGCTCTATACCTGTCTTACTTACACTGAAACTGTCACTCAATATAAATTCGTTGATGTGTGACTTCTGTAAGAGGTTGCTTTGTCCTTCAAGGAATTGGTAGGTGGAGTGTCTGTCTTCTGATAAAGATTTTTCAAAATACTCGGGAAGATTCGCTACATCGGCAAAGTTCAAAAAATCACTCCTACTGTAGGTGCTACCTGTCTCCATCATTTCTTGATGATAATCTTCTATTAATTTTTGGTATCCCTTTTCTGAGAAATTCCAAGAGTGTTTTTTGTTAATATCCTCTCTCTTAGGGACTCTCCGTTTTAATTTCTCAAGCTTCTCTTTTGTACGCTCTCTAGCTTTGTCAATTGAAGCTTCAAATTTTGACTCAAGCTTAGTTAAACGATCCTTCTCCTTCTGCATATCTTGTGAAGGGAGTACTCCAAACCCAGTCCCAAATGTAAAGCGTTCACCAACAATCGAGCCCTTATCATAAGAATAATAACCTGGAGCATCCTTAAATTGATCCACAAGAGCTTTGTAATCTTTTTTATCCACATAAAACTTCCCTCCATAAGAAAGTTGGTTAATATTCTGATCCTTTAAGTAATCCTTAAAAGATGATGCCGAAGATACTACTTCGCTTTCAGGCTTCTTTGCT